TCCCTGTGACATTTTAGATACACCAGCCCTAGATTCTCTAACGCCGTCTAGGTACTCAAGCATCTGGAAGGAATAAGGTTCTAGCGTAGGAGTTGCTAATGGCATAATTGCATTGGGGGATTTAACTCTAACAATGCCACCGGGCCTCTGCGTTAGCAAATCATCTAAATTCGCTTGACCCTCAAGAACTGCGTATCTTCCAAAGTTCTGGTTATACATATTGTCCATTAATGCTCTCATTAATGTACTCTTTATTAATTGAAGATCCATTACTAAGTCGGCTACGGACAGACCAAAGAACTTATGCGGTATCTTTACAGGAGTAATACTGACAAAAGGAATGTTGTCTATAGCATCATTCGCTAATATCTTGTCTCCAACCGTACATACCTTTCTTAACTCTGCAAGACCATCACCATCCCAATCTGTTTTTAGATAACTTTCATGCAGCCAATAAATCTGTAACGCCTCTTCATTGGGATCATTGTATCCAAAACCATCATAGTATTGAGAAGACTTATCATACATATATCGAGAAAGTCTTTCAGCAGAGTATTCGTCTATATCATCTGACCCAGAACTCAGATCATCTGGCTCAAGATTTTGGTCAGGATACATCTCTCTTAATTGAGATAATGTTTTTTCTACGCGATGACAAACAAACCTTGACTCTTGTATAGTTTTAGATTCTCTTGCAATAAGAAACTCATTAGGCGGTACATTCTCAATCTTTACTTTACCGATCTGATTTGTTCTTTTTATTACGATATCATGGACGGCTTCGCCATACTCTTCATCGCCTTGAGTATGTTCTACTACCTCAACCTCTGGACTATTTACTAGAGATTCAAATTCAACCTCAGTAAGATTATGATACTCTTCCCTTTCTACTTCTGGATACTCTTCCCACCAACACTTAACAATACCATTCTTCTGCATGAGTGCATCAGTGAACCACGAATAAAGTATTTCCCATCCGGGATTATCTTTGGTAAAGACATAATTAACATAGTCTGTAGCCTGCTTTGCTGTCTCAACATCTTCCGGGCCAACAGGACTAAACTTAACCATCTCATCCCCTGATGCAAAGACTCGCATAAGAGAAGGCTTTATCCACTCTATAGTATCCTGTACCGTAGAATCAACAAACTGAGATCGCCCTTCCACTTCGTTTCCAAAGGGAAGGCCATAGTAGTACTCCATTGACTTTTCACGTTGCTGGGATATTGTATCCCCATACCCTAGAGAATCTGTTAATTCTCCTTGTATACGAGCAAGTAGTTCGTCATCGGTGATTTTGTTAGATGATGCCATAATTCCTATATTCTATTTCATTAGTCCATACGTCGTCATGTCCAGCAACAGAAAATCTTGAAGACATTACTGAATAGCGTGTCGCTGACATGAGGTCGTCACGAAAAGGGATAATTTTGCCTGACTTTCTATGATACATCCTAAACTCTTCCCACCAATCAGACAAAGTAGAAAAAACTTTAAACCTATTATCTTCCATTGCTTGCAATATAAACATTATTCCTTCTTCAATTGAATTTCCTCCCTTCTTTTCTCCCAATGCTGGGGGGTTTTCAAAATGAAAAGGTAACATATTGCAACCAAGGTTGCGATACTGGTCAGCCAAACCGGGATTGCCCATAGAATCACGCCTATTTCCATCATGCGGCCAAGCAACAGGAATAAAATTCTGTCTTGTTTTAATCTGTGATGCATGAATAGAAGGCGCCGCTTTTGATTGTCTATAACAGTCATAGACATAATAAATATCCCCTTCTCTATCCCATGCTACCCAAACAACAGCAGTTGGATGGTCAAACCCAAAATCTATTCCTGCTATTCTAGTCCAATGATCTTCCAGTTTAATAGGATCAATCATTAACTTCTCTTCATTTATTGGAAACACAAGACCAGAGCCAATAGAAGGTCTTCCATATCTCCGCATTTCTCTTTCATGTGGGCTATAACTTGCGAGTATCTGCTCCATTACAACTTCGTTTAAATGCCCATCAGCCCCTTTCATAGACTGAATCTTTTCAGAAGCATCATCCCATGTAGCGTTTACAAGGGCTTGACCGGGCTGTAGGTTATTCATAAACCTTGCTACAGTCTCAGTCATTCCTGCTTCTGGGGTAAAAGTCATATAGACCATTCCCCTGCGGTCAAGGGTTCTCGTCACAGCCTGTGAATATATATCTCTAGGTGGCTCCTCATCTAACCAGATACAATCAACGGATCTTCCTTGCCACTTTTCTACACCCATCTCATAGGCTTTAAAGAATAAAGAAGAGTTCCCACCGGACACATGTTGTATTAACGCGACACTCTTGGCGTTTGGAACACCCGGCTTTCGCTCCGTTTTGATTATATAGTTTTTAGGAACGGTGCCAGATCCGAATGCTGCTGGGTCATCGGGGGAACCCAATAACTCGTATTGAACAATATCTCTAGTTGTTTCATTTGATACTCCACCAGCCCATGCCACGATGGGTTGCTTGAATACCTTTCCTTCCCACCAATCAGGATATATTCCTGTAAGGTGGAAGGCTAATTCAGAACTTCCACAATAGGATTTGCCTATCCTATTTGCTGCCATTAACAATCTCTGGTTGCAGTTCTTTCCTGTTTTATGAAATCTTACTTGATAAGGATAAGGGTCATAATAGTCAATCTTATTATATCTTTCTCTTTTCCTTAACTCTTTTAATATTTCAACCTTTCTTTCAGTAGACATCTAGTGTTTCAATAAAGATGATAGTTCTCTCTCTAACTCCTTTGTAGATAGTTTCTCTATATTGGTTTGCTCCACTCTTTCTACAGGTTTCATGCCAGCCCTGTCTAGGATATCTTTTATTGCTCCAAGCCTAACCGCTTCAGATTGTGCTGATTCTGCAAGAGCAGCAACCCAATTAAGAGCCGCAGGAATTTTTTGAATGAGAACCTTTTTTACCTGATCTTCTATCTGATCCTGTAACTGGTTCTTTAATTTGTATCCTTGTTGTTTTGCTGTCTTTTCAGAATAACCAGCATGAATAGCGGCTTTAGTTGCATTCCCAGATAAAGAATAAAACTCTACAAACCGCTCCATCTTATCGCTCATTATCTGGATTTCCTGATCTTTATAGTTACTTCATTTGTTTTAGCGGCCCCTTCTGGTGGAACCCATTGCTGGAACATCATTAGGTATCTCTCGATATCTTCTGGCGTTACTGCAAGATCATCAGCCCAATTTTCTCCAGAACCAATATCAGCACCACCCATGTAGGCTTGATGTATTCGATCTAAGGGAGGTTCCATTAATGGGCCTGCCTGCGGCATCTGTTGCTGCGGCATCTGCTGTGGCGCTAATTGCGGAGGCATTCCACCCATAGGCATTTCTTGTGGCGGCATTCCTTGCGGGGGCATACCTTGTGGCGGCATTTGAGCATAAGGATCTTGTCCTCCTTGCTGTATTTGCGCTAAAATCCCTTCTATACCATTCATCCTTTTCTCCTACGTGCCATCTTTTTAAATGTTTTTGCTAATGTAAGAGCCTTTCCTGTGCATCCCTTCTTTGTAATAGGGGTACACTTGCCCTTGGTTCCTCGTCTTTTTATGGATTTGTTTACATCCTGTATCCAGTTTTTCTTTGCTTTAGCCATTAGAAGGGAGGGTCATCATCCCAATTTTCCCACAGTTCAAACTCTTTGCCCCACCGACTTCTGCTTTCCAATCTAAGTAACTCTGCTTTTTCATAAGGCAATCTCTGCCCTTCAGGTTTATTTCTTATATCTTGTAGCATTTGAAATTCAGTGTCAGTTAAATTCCCTGTGCGTTGTGCCTGTATTGCTGTACTTGGATCAGAGGTATACCATTCTTCAGGGATATGTTCTAATCGCTCATCACTAAGGCCCGATTTAAGATTTAAAGATATCTTAGGGGCGTTTTCAGGAATAGGATAATCAAATTCAGCATATAAAGTATCTAGGTCTTGGATTGCCTGAACAGCTGCCTTTTCCTCCTTGATGGACTCTTCTTCAGTCCAACCAGACATCGTGGTTATAGAGTCATACCCGTTTACATACCCTTCGATCTTATCAAGCAACTCTCTCCTTACACCCTTGACCTTCGGCCTATACGCAAATGTTGTATTCTCGTCATCCGGGTCATGATCTTCCATGCTTCCAGCATCGCCATAGTAATGCCTTAGTGCAAACTGATCCAGATTGAAACCTGAATTGGTTACAACATCCCCAAAGAACATGCGCCTGTCATCATCGGTATCTATTAGCCTTCTTATTACATCTGTACTTGATAATCCTTCCAACCATCGTTTAGGGTCAGTAGTTGGGCCATCTAAGTCTGCTCTCGTAAACGGATCTTTTTGTCTATCCGGTACTCTCTGTTCCTGATCTAATATCTTTTGGAACCCCAATCTTGTTTCATTTATAAACTTAGGAGGAAAGTCAATTACTTCTGCTTTTTCTGGGTTGGCATAATAAGAATCTATCTCTGCTCTTATTTCATCATTAACAGTTGCTCCAGAATGGTTTAGGAATTGTTCAAGTTGCTCTTTAGTAGCGCCTTGCTCATGCAATCGCTCTAGAAGCCTTCTTGTCCATGAAAGTTGCTGCCTATCTTCTATCTCTCGCCTTTTAGCATCCTGTAGGGATTTGCCCACATTAATATTGGTAACATTCTTTTTGTAATATGGACTATTTGCGGCAACCCGATCCATCCATTTTGCGCTTTTCCTATCGAATATTGTCCGTTGCGTATCTTGTTGTTTTTTAAAGCGGCTTTCCCAAGGGTTAGAACCCGCACCATACCTGTTCTCAATCTCTTTAGCTAGTTTGCCTAAAAGTGCTGACTTCCCCCAACTCTCTAATAATTGTCGTCCAGCAGGGGATGTAATAAATCCACTGAAGGCTTCAGCTAGTGGGTCAAGCCTTTTTCCTGCTGCGTTGAATCCTCTAACGCCAGCACCTACTGCACGACCTCCCATGCCAATACCAGCAGGGAGTAGCGCGGCTAGAACCTCTTCTCCACCTATGCCGGGAGCACCATACTTACCACCAGCAGTCATTTCGGCAGCACGGTTCATACTGAAGTTCGCCTCTTCAAGCCTCTTTCTTAGTTCTTCTAAGGTCGCCACTATTTTAAACCTTGTTTAATAAAATACAAAAGATCCATCACAACTTCGTAATTCTTTTTATAAATAGAATCCTCAGATGAGACACGAGCATAAGGGATTCCCTCATCATAAGGACTAACATATGTTGTTTCTATCTTATGTATAACTCGGTCTACAGCCTTCCTTAACGCGACAGGATTATGCTTCTCTGCATGCATAAGGCCAGTAAGAACATTACTAAGAAAATCTTGTCCACGATGGGTCGCCCTATCTATCATCTCTCTATCACTAGACGGATTATATGTACCCCATTCTTCATTATAACCAGCCTCATCCAGAGTATTAACAAAATCATTTTTGTTTTTTACAAATTCCTCACCAAAAACCTCTGTTGATAAATCAGACTCACCATGTTTCGCTCGATTCCCTATCATTTCTTTGGGAACATGACCCGCCTTGGCAAGATCGTTGTACACCATAGTTAAGGCATTCTTTGAAGATATCCCGGTAGGTGAACCTGCACCATATCCGATGCTTGATAAATCAGCCATATCATCTATAGCCGCCACCATATTCTCGCGTAACAGT